TTAAAATGCGCGGTGATGCTTCAACTACTATGGCTTACACAACCTCACCCGCAGGAAACATTCCTGGTTCAGTGCGCTACGGGAAATGACATAGCCGTAGCCCTAGACATGGTGAACAAGTACCGCAGGATTAGATAATGCCTGCCGTACCTATCCTCACAGGCCGCAACGCGGTACGCCAAACGCTATCTTTATTTTTAGCCAATCCGCGTATTACAAATGTCAATCAGGTATTTACATCTTTTCCAAAGATTATCAACTACCAGGTAAACGCTGAACCAGGTCAGGCTACAAGAGCGGCAATTGTTGTTTACATTGCTGATGAGTATGAAACACGCCTAGCAATAGGCGGGGCAACTAACGGTTGGAAGCGTGTTGATTACACCGTAATTGTTCAAATTTTCTGCATTTCTTTTCATAGAGAGGCAGAAGATGTTATGACTGATTTTGACACAATTGTTGATAACATCAAGGAGCGTTTAAGATCAGATCATAACTTTGGCGATCCAACAGGTAATTTAGTTTGGCAAGGAGCAGAGCCGGTTATTCAAGCCCGATATGGAGAACCTTCTACTGAAAAAGAAGGCGTTACAGAAATCTTTGCTGAGATACAATTTCCAGTAACACAGATGATCCAAGCATAAGGAGCATGATGAAATACAAATACAATGGAACTGATGAACGCGTGTTCCCTAGTGTTGGGGTGACTGTAAAACCTGGTGATGAGTTTGACGCACCTGAAGGATTTGTTGCCGCAAATGTAACACTTGCAAGCGCAAAGCCATCAGTCACAGAACCAACAGAACCAAAAGAAACAACAACCACTATGTCTGCCGCGTCAGACAAGAAACTAGGAGCGTGAAATAATGTCTGTTCAACAGTCCGTACGCTCGTACTTAGGTATTGCTAAAGAAGCAACCCGCGGTACGGCAGTAGCACCAACCGACTTCATTCCAGTAATGAAGGACTCATTAAAGCCAGTGGACATTGTTGATCCACTTTATGACACAGGCTTGCGTGGATCAAATGCTTTGAATTACAACTACATTCCAGGCCGCACACGCTCAACAGTAGATTTTGGTGGAGCAGTATTTGCAGACACCGTGGGCTATGCAATCGCAGGTGTTTTAGGTTCAGTAGCAACTACTGGCGCGTCTGCACCATTTACTCACACAATCTCACTATTTAACAGTCTTACATCTAATGTAGATGTACAGCCAATCTCATACACATTGACTGATTTCTATGCAGTTGATGTTCGCTCATACCCTGGTTGCCAATTCTCTGACTTCTCATTGAAGTTCAACGCAGACGGCATGCTTGAGTATGATGCAAAAAGCACTGGTTTTCAGTCTGAACTTGTTGCAGATCCAACACCTACATTCTCAACAGTCCTACCTACACCAGTGTGGCGCGGTACTGTTTCAATTGGTGGATCAACAGTAGCAACAGCCATGACTGGCAACATTGACATGAAACGCCCTGCAACACCTATCTATGGCATTTCAAACACACAAGATCCATACCAGGTATTTCTAGGCCCATTAGAAGTTACAGGCAAAATTACATTTGTTATGGAAGATGACTCACAGTTGCTTAACTTCCTTAACGACTCACAGCCTGCACTTGTATTTAACTGGGCTTATGGTGCTGGTGCTTCTGCGGTTCAGATCCAGGCAACTCTTACTAAGGGCGCTTATACCACTGGTGTAATTGAACGCGGCGAAGATTTTGTACAGGTATCTGTTGATTTCAACGCACAAGCAAACACAACTGATGATGGTGCTTCAGGAGGATTTGCCCCTATTAAGTGGGTAATTCAGAACGCAAAACCATCAGGCACATACGCATAACTAGATCAGGGCGGCGGTGTGGTTGAGGGCGATTGCCTTCCCGCTCTCCCACACCGCTTGCTCTCTTTTTTAGTATGATTTAGGAAGGCAAACTAACAGGAGGCATATATGTCAAAAAAAGTAACACTTCCATCAGGGGCAACAGTTACACTTAAAGACCCTTCAACATTGCGTGTAAAAGACCGTAAGCGCGTTATGAAAACGGCTGATGGAGCAGAAGGCGGAGATCTTACAAAGGCGCTTGCATTAGGTGATGCACTTATTGCCATGCTTGTTGAAGAATGGTCATTTGATTTACTTCCACCTTCAATCAAACTTGAGTCATTAGATGAACTTACAATGGTTGATTATGACTCTTTGGTAAAGCACACACAAGACGCTCAAAAGTATTTGTTCCCTAATTTGGCTGAAACGCCTGAAACAGAGGCAGACCCAAAAGCGCCTGGCGAGAACTCCAACGCCTAAAATGGTTACTCAAAGGGGGTGAACGCCATGAGGCGTTTACTTACCCTGATGAGCATTGGTACTACTACGCAATGGCAGAACGCTTTGGTTGGACACCTGAACAGGTGGATAACCTTCCCGCGGAAACGGCTGATTGGTTGTTAGCAATTGCTCGCATCACAGAAGAAGTAAAAGCAGAAGGGGCGCAATAATGGCTAAGATCATTATTAAAAACCTTGCAGATATTCTTGCTGCTATTGATGGCGCGGCTGCAAAAATTGAACAAGGCGCGCAATTAGGAGTTATGCGTGTTGGCCTTGCCGTTGAACGACAAGCAAAATTAAATTTTCAAGGAACACGCAGTTATGAAAAACGCACAAGCAAAAATGGCAGACCCTATTTAAAAATTACTCCGCCAAAACATATTGGTGGATCAGGGCCTAACACTGTTACAGGTAATCTAAAAAGATCTATCAAAACTACTTACCGTGTAGGACTTGGTGTTTACACGGCTGAAGTTGGCCCAACAATGATTTATGCGCGCCAGGTAGAAAAGGGCGGTGGAAAGTGGCCACCAGGGGTAAAATACCCTTACTTAGAACCTGCGGCTTTAATGCTATTGCGTAGCGGCAAATTAAACAGGATCTTTGCAACCGCTGTTAAAGAGAAATTAGGGAGTTAATCATGGCTGATCTAATTCCCCCAATGCTCATTCAATTACAGGCAGATGTAAGCCAACTTAAAGTTGGTTTGGCTCAGGCAGAAAGTGCTATTAAAGGCGTAGATAGATCTGTTGAAACTGCTTCAACTGGCATGACCAATTTTATTGGCAAAGTAAAACAAATTGGCGCGTCTCTTGGTATTGCTTTTGCCGGTACGCAAGTTTTGCAATTTGGTAGAGATGTTATTGCGCAGGCAATGGAAGCAGAAGCGCAACAACAGCGTTTGTATCAATTGATGAAGGTTGGTACTGGTGCAACTGATGAACAGGTAGCCGCGCTTAATGCTCAGGCTGAAGCCTTAGAAAAAGTAGGCGTTGTAACAGGCGGAAACATTACGCAAACACAATCACAGTTAGCAACATTCAATTTGCAGGCTGAGACAATTCAAAGATTAACACCTGCCATTCTTGATTATGTCACCGCTGAAAAGGGCGCTAACGCAAGCGCAGATGAATTTAAGCAAATGACAAACGGATTGGCGCAAGCGCTTAACGGTAACTTTGGATCTCTTACAAGAGTTGGCTTTGTGCTTGATGATCACACTAAGAAACTTATTTCATCAGGAACAGAAGCAGAAAAATCTGCGGCAATTGTTGATGTTCTAAATTCTACATACAAGGGTTTTAATGCGGAATTAAGAAACACCCCTGAGGGTCAAATGCAAGCCTTGAGAAATGATTTTGATGCGCTAAAAACAGATTTAGGCAAGAAGTTATTGCCTGCTTTGTTAGGCGTTACAGGATTTCTTACTAACACTTTTATTCCTGCTTTGCGTTCTTTAGGTAAATTTATTAAAGACAACGGTGATGCAATAAAAATTTACGCAGGTATTATTGTAATTGCAACTGGTGTGTTTTATGCTTACAAAGCAGCGTTGGTTGTTACAAGCACTGCAACTGTTGTTTACACGGCAGTTACAAAATCAATGGCGGCAGGATTTACACTGGCTCAAATAGCAGCGTTTAATTTAAAAGTTGCTATTTTTGTGCTTAATGCTGCAATCCGCGCAAATCCAATTGGTGCAATTATTACAGCGTTAACTATTTTAGGCGCGGCGTTTGTTTTTGCATGGAAGAAATCTGAAACATTTAGAGAGATTATTATCAAGGGTGTACAAATAGTTTTAACTGGTTTTGCTTATTTAGTACAAGGTATTGGCAAATTTATTGGCATGCTTAGCAAAGTGCCAGGCATGGGCTGGGCTAAAGGCATTGCAGATGGCGCTAAAAACGCATCAGATTCAATTAAAGCAACAAGCAAAAATTTATCTGATTTAAAAAGCAATGTTAAAGCAGGTTACGGCGAAGGCGCATTTACTTATGGCAGTGGTAAAGGTACAGGCGGTGGTGGCGGTGGCGGTGGCGGTGGCGGTGATCTTTCTAAAGAAGAAAAATCAAGATTAAAAAAATTAGAAAAGTATCAAAAAGATGTTCTTAAAATTTATAAGGACATGAATGATGCTATGGCTGATGGGCAATACAAGGCTGAAAAAGAACTTGAGCAACGCAATGACAAGATGATTGAAGCGCAAAAAAATTATGATGAAACCATGATTGAAGCGCACAAGCGTTATAAAGAAACTATTGAGGACGCAGAAAAAGATCATGCTGACCGCGTGGCTGATTTGCAATACCGTTTTAATGACATTAAAGAAAAAGCAGAGAAGCGTTCTAGAGAAGCAGATTTAGAAGCAAACGCGCTGTACAAAGAGCGTACGATAGAAATAGAAGAACAATACAAAGAAAGAAAAGAAGAACTTCAAAAGAAAAATTTAGAAACTCTTGCCAAAGCGCAAAAGGCTTATGATGAAAAAGAATTAGATCTTCGCGCTAAATTTGAAGATGTTAAAGAACAAGCCCAAAAGCGTTTTGACAAAGTTGAGTCTGATGCCAAAGAACGCAAACAAAAGGCTGAAGAAATTGCAAACAAGCGTTTTGACAACGCTATGGTTGATGCTAAAGAACGCAGACAAAAGGCTGAAGAAGCCGCTGAAAAGCGTTTTAATGATATTCAAATACAAATTAAAAAAGATTACGCCAAAAAAGTATTAGATTTAAACAATGATCTTGAGAAGAAACTAACCGATTTACGCGAAAACGCTGCAAAAAAATCAACAGATTTAACTAAGGCCGCAACAGAGAAACAATTAAACATTGTTCAACAGTCAATGGATCGTTTGCGTAATGCTTTTGCTTCTAAAACTGGGTTTAATTTGGCTGATGCGTTTGGCATGGAAGAATTTGGCGGCGCTGCATCAGGTGATCAACTGCTTGGTTCTATGAAACAAAGATTAAATGATACAAAAAACCTTGCAAAAAATGCAGCGTTGTTACAAGGTAGCGGATTTTCTCAAACTTTTATTGAACAAGTTGTTGCGGCTGGGCCTGAAGTTGGTAATAAATTAGCGCAATCTATTCTTAATTCATCACCTCAATCAATTAAAGAATTACAAAACACATTTGTTGAATTAGAAAAAACTACATCTACTGGACTTGATGCTTTAGCAACAACAATGAACGCAGGCGGCATATTAGCCACTCAAGAATTGACAAATGCTTACCGCGCTGTTTCTTCTGATTTATCTTTGGCTCTTTCAGATATACAAAAAGAATTACAAACAAATTTAGCGGAAGTTAATTCTGTTTATGAAACAGCATTGACAGAAGCAAAAACTACCCGTGATGAAAAATTAACAGATGCGGCAAAAACTTTAGAAGAAGCATTAGCCACTTCTAAAACTGTTTATAATGCTTCTGTTGCAGAGGCAACAACAGCCTTAAAAGAAGCATTGGCTACCGCTAAGACTGATTTTGACGCTGCTATTGCAGATGCTAAAACAACATTGGCTGAGGCTTTAGTAGCGGCTAAGGAAAACCTTGATGAAAGTTTGGCTGATGCGCTCAAGGCTCTCAATGAGGCTAAAGTTGCTGCTCAAAAAGATCTTGATGAAGGTTTGGCTGCGGCTGATAAAACTTACACAGAAGCATTGGCTAAGGCTAAGAAGGCTCTTGATGACGCATTGGCAGAGTCTAAAAAGACTTTAACAGAGGCTATGGCAGAGGCTCAGAAAGATCTTGATAAAGGATTGGCAGATGCCGCCAAAGCCCTTGAGGAAGCCCGTGAGAAGGCTAAGAAGGCACTTGATGAAAAATTGGCTGATGCTCAAAAGGTACTTCAAGACGCTCTTATAAAAGCGCAAAAAGATTACGAAACTGCTATTGATGCAATTGCCAAAGCAACAGACGATAAATTGGCAAACTTAAAAACCAAACTTGCTGAAGTTGCTGCAAGCATGACGGCGTTGGGTGCGGCTCAAGCGGCGGCAAACGCTTTAGCCAATGCCCCAGTAGTTGTGCCTGTTATTCCAGGAGCAGTAGTAGGTGGCGGCAATGCTCTTGAACTGCTCAAAGCAAATGAGGCTGGTACTAAAATTACAATCAACACTACAAACTTAACTGACCCTGCTTCAGTAGCGGCTGCCGTTTCTAGTGAGATTAAATTTGGGGCAGTTGTTACGGCAACTAGAGCAGTAACCGTTTCAAATGGAGGGTTGAAAATAGATTGACAACATTAACTAATGTGTATTCATTTGCTTTTAACGGGCAAATCTTTGGCGGCGCTGACTCTCCTTATCAAATTCTAAGTGTTGATGGCCTTGAGTCTTTGCCTGGTATCCGTAATCAAGATGATAACCGCGGATACCATGATGGCATGTTTACTGGCCGCGATTTTCTTGCGGGCAGAACAATTACAATTATTTTTAATACTTTTGGAAATAATTTAGGCTCCGCTCAGACAAATTACAACACTATCCAAAACACATTATTGCCGCAAACTTCAGGCACTACACCGCTTTATTTCAAATTTCCTAACATTCCTACTTCAGAGCAATTTGTAAACGCTCGCGTACGCGCTTTGCGTACAACCGTAGATGCAAATTACACCTATGGATACATTACATCTATGGTTGAGTTTTTCTGCCCTGATCCAAATTATTACAACAGCAACTTACAAACTTCTGTTATGGCGTTTAGCCCTGTTTTGGGTCGCACTTACAACAAAACATTTGATTATAACTATGGCGGCGGTTCAGCCGTTATTACTACTACTATTTCTAACATTGGGTGGGGTACTACATACCCAACTATTACAATTACAGGCCCAATAACCAATCCAATTGTGGGCGATTTGACGAGCGGAAATGTTCTTAATTTTACAGGTACATATAGCGCATTAGATGTTCTTGAAATTGATCTTTACAATCAGTTGATTACACTTAATGGAAACGCTGCCCGTAATCTTTTAATTTCAGGTACTTGGTTTGATGCTCCACCAGGCAATTCACTATATTATTTTACTGGCACTGGCACATTAGCGGGAACTACTCAGGCTACCGTTTCTTGGTATTCTGCGTACATCTAAGGGAGAATAAATGACACTACAAACGCCTCCATCATGGTTACAAGCAGGCTCTTACCCTGCGCAATATGACCGTCTAACGGCGCAAGCATTGTGGGCTACCACTGGCATTATTGGCACTTCTTCATTAGAGGTAACTGCTAACTCTCCTGCAAGCATGTCAGTACGCGTAGCATCAGGGTGGGCTGCAATTGTTGGCACAACAACAACCAACATGGGCGTTTATACAATTTTCAATGACGCAATAGACACGCTAACAATTACAACGGCAGATCCTACAAATCCGCGTATTGATCTTGTGTGCGCAACAGTGCGTGATGCTTTTTATTCAGGCGCTAACAATGATGTAATTTTTCAAGTTATTGCAGGAACTCCTGCGGGATCGCCTGTTGCACCTTCATTGCCTGCTAACTCAATTTCGCTTGCAACCGTAGCCGTAGCCGCTGGCGCTATTCAGATTAACTCAGGAAACATTACAGATACGCGTACAGCGGTAACAACAAACATTCCTGAAACTGGTGACATTTCTAGCGTTACAGCGGGAGCGGGTTTAACAGGGGGCGGATCAAGTGGCGCTGTAACTTTAGCGGTAAGCGTTGCTACAAATGCACAAACGGGAACAAGTTACACCCTGGCTTTGGCAGACAATGGAAAAATAGTTACATTATCTAATGCTTCTGCAATAACATTAACTGTTCCTACTAATGGAACTGTTGCACTCCCTGTTGGCGCGCAAATTGCACTTGCTCAATTTGGTGTGGGGCAAGTAACTGTTGCCGGTGCTGGTGGAGTTACAGTAAACTCAACACCAGGATTAAAATTAAGAACGCAGTATTCAGGAGCGGCTTTAACACAAATATCAGCAAACAATTGGTTACTAACGGGAGATTTGAGCGCATAATGGCACATTTTGCAAAACTAGATGAAAACAACATTGTTCTTGAAGTAAATGTTGTTAGTAATGATGTACTAGATCCAAACAATGAAGAAGCATCAGGTATTGCTTTTTTAACTGAATGGTCAGGCGGTTATACAAATTGGAAACAAACTTCTTACAACGCTACATTCCGTAAAAATTACGCGGGTATTGGGTATGTTTATGATGAAACTCGTAATGCTTTTATATCTCCAAAACCTGCATTTGATGAAACAATTACATGGGTTTTGAATGAAGAAACATGTCAATGGGAAGATCCAAATGCTCCAAAACCTGATCCAAATGTAAAAATTAAAGTTGAAGGTTTAGAGATCATTGAGGAAAGTTAATGCTGTACACAAGTTTTGTAGGTTCAGGTGGGCAACCTGGCGCACCCACAATTGGAACAGCAACCGCTGGTAATACGCAAGCAACGGTTACTTTTACACCCCCTACCTACACAGGCAAAGGTGGCGCTATTACTTACACCGCAACTTCTTCTCCTGGCGGATTGACTGCTACGGGATCAGGTTCACCTTTAACCGTGACTGGATTAACTAACAACACGGCATACACATTTACAGTTGTAACAAATACTTCTTATGGTGTTTCATCTATTGCTTCAGCCGCATCAAATAGCGTCACGCCTGTTCTTCCTGTTGTTACAGGCGGAACATTGTCATCTGATGCAACTTATTATTACAGAGCCTTTACTGGTAACGGCACATTAGGAATTGCAGATGGCCCACTTACCGCAGATATTCTTGTTGTTGCAGGCGGTGGCGCTGGTGGCGCTGGTTATTTTACAGGTTCAAGCGGTAACTTCATACGCTTTGTTGGCGGCGGCGGAGGTGCAGGCGGAGTTAAATATGATGCTTCTCAAGCACTTTCTATTGGTAGTTATTCAGCAACAATTGGCGGCAGTGGATCTAATTCTTCTTTAAGTTCTTATTCTGCAACTGCGGGTGGATTAGGTGGAACTCAGGCGGTAGGTGCAACAGGTGGTTCAGGCGGCGGTGGAGCAATTGACTCACCAGTTGTAAGCGGTACTCCTTCAACTACATTTTATGCAGGCGGAGCAGGAACATCAGGACAAGGTAACGCTGGATCAGTTGCAGGCAATTTTACAACTCTTGCAGGCGGTGGTGGCGGTGGCGCAGGAGCGGCAGCAACTTCATCAAACAATGGCGCTAATGGAGTAAACACATATTCTTCTTGGCCTCCTATTTCATCTCTTGCTAGTGGATTTGTTGGTGGCGGTGGTGGTGGTGGTTTATTTGCGGCTTTTACAGCAACAACTGGCGGATCAGGCGGCGGTGGTGCAGGAGGATCAGGCCCAGGTACGGGTTACACATCACCTGTTACTGGAACAACAAACACTGGCGGCGGTGGTGGTGGCGGTGGTTTGAATGGAGACAATCAAGGATCTCAACCTGGCGCTAATGGAGGTTCAGGAATTGTTGTAGTGCGTTATACACGCGCTCAAGTAGGTGGCTAATGGCTACCACATACCGTTATTTATTTGTTGATTTATCAAGCAATACGATTATTGGTGAATTGCCTTTAACTGGCGTTGGTTTTACTCAGCAATTAAATCAGCCTGGTAGTTTTCAAGGACACCTTCTATTGTCGGGTGTAAACGCCGATAAATATAATGTTGAACTTGCCACTATTCCTGCCCGTTGCGGAATGTATGTAGATCGTGACGGCATTTTGGTATGGGGCGGAGTTGTGTGGGGGCGCTCCTATAACAGCACTACACAAACCCTTACTTTTAACGCTCAAGAATGGATTTCATATTTTGATCATAGGCGCGTTACACAAGATGTTCAATTCACAAATGTAGATCAATTACTTATAGCAAAAACACTTATTGAAAATGCGCAAAACGCAACTTACGGTGACATTGGTGTTGGATATAACTCAGCGGGACAAACAACATCAGGTATTCTTGTAGATCGCATTTATTACAATTATGAATTAAAAAATGTATTTCAAGCCATTCAAGATTTAAGCCGTCAATCTGATGGTTTTGATTTTGCTATTGATGTTGATTATGACATTAACGGGCAACCTGAAAAATACTTTAATACTTATTATCCGCGTAGTGGTTTGGCTTATTCATTTGGCGATCCAAATGTTCCTGTTTTTACATTTCCTGCCGGCAACATGGTTGAATATGAGTACCCTGAAGATGGATCAATTGTTGCCAACACCGTTTACGCATTAGGCGCTGGCAGTAATGAAGGCAAACTAATTGCAATTGCTCAAGACATTACTAAATTATCTACGGGTTGGGCGTTGCTAGAAACTACCGCTAATTACTCGGATATTACAGATCAAACCGTTTTAGACAATTTGGCTATTGCTCAATCGGTTGCTACTTCTTATCCTCCAACAGTT